TGGTAATGCACACAAAGTTTTAAGAAGAAGTTTTGGTAACGAAGCACTAAACACATAATGAAAGCATTTAAACATACAAATAGAACGCTACATAGCGTTGGTGATATGCTAAGAAAGGGACTGCAAGATGAACTTAAAGCACAAAAGCACAATGCAACCGGTAGATTAAGTAGAGGACTGAAATACAACATTATAAAAAAAGGGGTAAGTATTTTAAATGTAACCTCATCTGTTGCGTATTGGAAGGCTGTAAACAATCCTGCATTTGCAAAAGCCCCTAATTTAAGAGAAATACAAAAATGGGTAAGCACAAAAGGATTGCCTTTAAATTCTGCTTTTTCAATATTTAAAAAATTAAAAAATAATTATGGTAAGCCTTATGTTTTTTGGACAGAGGGTAATAGGTTAAGAAGAACAAACTTTGCAGGTTATGTAGCAAATAAATTTAGCAAAAAAGTTGCAGAAACACTAGCACCATCTGTAGGAGTAGATGTTGCAAATATGATTTCACAACAAATTAAAAAGAATACAAAAGCAAATGTTACTGAAGCATTTTAATATATAAAGATATGGCAAATACAGAAAAGATAGTAGTACAGGTAGTCGTACAAGGAGAGAAAGACTTAAAAAGATTAGAGAAAAGAACAGGAACAACAACTAAGAGTTTTGGAAGAATGGCTGCTGGTGTTTTAGGTGCTGTTGCGGCATTTAGACAAATTACACAAGCAGTTGGAAGTGCTTTAAGAAGTTTTAGAGACTTTGAGTTTCAGATGGCTAAAGTTAAGGCAATTACAGGTGCTAACAGAAGTGAATTTTTAGCACTAGCAAAATCAGCACAAGATTTAGGACGTTCTACATTCTTTACTGCACAACAAGTTGCAGAACTACAAACTAATTATGGTAAGTTAGGTTTTACCACACAAGAAATATTAAACGCACAAGAGGCGACATTACAGTTAGCAACAGCAACAGATAGTGACTTAGCAAGAGCAGCAATAGTGGCAGGTTCTGCTGTAAGAGGTTTTGGATTAGATGCAAGTGAAACACAAAGAGTGGTAGATGTAATGGCTGTAGCGTTTACAAGTTCTGCATTAGACATTGAAAAGTTTCAAACTGCTATGACTAAGGTTGCGCCTATTGCAAAGTCAGCAGGGTTTTCTATTGAAGATACAACAGCGATTATGGCTCAACTATCAGACGCAGGTATTGAAGCATCTATTGCTGGTACATCTTTAAGGAATATCTTGCTTAAAATGCAAGACCCAAATTCAGACTTAGTAAAATCTTTTGGTAAAACAATTCACTCTTTAGACGAATTAGTCCCTGCTTTAACAAATTTTAGTGAAGAGGGTGGTAGCCTAGCAGAAATAATGGAAGTTGTTGATTTAAGACAGGCTGCTGCGTTTGAGCAGATGATTACAAGTAGACAAAGAACTGTAGAATTAAGAGATGCGTTAGAAGGTGCTACAGGTGCTGCTCAAGAAATGGCTAGAATTGTTGGTGACACTTTAGAGGGTTCTTTTAAAAGAGCAGAATCGGCAACACAAGGGTTTAGAATAGCATTTATAGATAACTTTGGTAAACAAATACAGGGAGTTGTAGAAAATTTTGCTTCATTTATGAACACGCTGACTGATTTTGTAGAAATACCAGTTTCAGAAAAATTAGACGAAGAAAGAGTTGCTTTAAATAGGCTTGTTTTGCAACTAACAGAAACTAACATAAAAGAAGAAGATAGAAACAAGTTAATTATAAAAATAAATAAAGAGTACCCAGATTTTTTAAAAAATATAAATACTGAAAAAACAAACACAAAAGAACTAAAAGATAGGTTAAAAGAATATAATGACCAATTAATAGATAGGATTGTTCTTCAAAAAGAACAGGAAAAGTTAGACGGAATTTCTCAAGATGCAGCAGACGCCAGAAGCAAGCAAATAAAAGCAGAAAATGATTTATTTGATGAACTAATTATAGTGTCAGAAAAACACAATATAAGCCTGTTAGATGGTGCTACTGCTTCAGAAAATTATACTCATGTAAAAGAAAAGTTAAACGAGGCAGACAATGGTGCTTTAGGGTTGCACTCTGAACAGTCAAAGTCTTTACAACATTTAAGCAAATTTGTTATAAGGAATTCATTTGCTAATCAAGAACTTTTAGAACATACAGAAGAGTTGAATAAAGCAACAGAAGATAGAGACGCCTTAGCAAAGCGATTAGGAATAACTTTAGGAGAAACAACAAAAAAAGAAGAAGAAAACACCAATCAAACTAATGAAAATACAGGTGCAACAGATAAAAATACAGATTCAACAAAAGCAAACGCTGATGAAAAGAAAAATTTAATCTCTGTTGAACAAGAGTTGTTAAATTTCAGGCTTAACGAAATGATTCAAGGCAATCTGTCAGAAGAAGAGTCAGCAAAATTAAAGCAAGACTTACTAAAACAAGAACTTGATAATTTAAGATTTCTTTTAGAGCAAGAAGAACTTATATTTAACGACAGAGAAGAATTGTTAAGAAGATTTGCTCAGGTTGAAAAAGAAATAACAGAAGATTCAAATAAAGTAAAAGATGACTCATTAGCAGAGGACATTAAAAGGGCGGCAATGTCAGGTGAGTCAGCATCTGATGCTGCTAAAAAATTCATTAGAGCAAAAATTATGGAAGCGGTTTCTGCATACATAACTGCTACTTTTTCAGCAAATCCATTTCTTGCTGTTGTTTTATCAGCAGCAGCAGGTAGTTTAGTTAGTGGTGTTTTTGAAAAAGCCTTTGACCAAATATCATTTGCAAATGGAGGTGTGATAGAAGAGTTTGCAAATGGAGGTATGGTACATGGCAAGTCACACGCACAGGGTGGTGAGAAGTTTGCAGTAGGTGGTAGAGTAGTAGAACTAGAAGGTGGTGAGGCTGTTATAAATAAAAGAAGTACAGCAATGTTTAGAAATCAATTATCAGCAATGAACGCAGCAGGAGGTGGCGTTAAGTTTGCAGATGGTGGTATGATAAACCAACCTTCATTTAGCCAACAAGAATTTAATGTTTTAGGTCAGAACCAGATGATGGGTGCTATGGGTGGTGCTAGTAAAGTAGTAGTAGTTGAGTCTGACATAACAAGTGTACAAAGAGAGGTTTCTGTTGTTGAATCAGACGCAAAAATATAATGAGTACAGAAGATAAAAGAGTGTATATAATATACTTAACACTATTAATCGCAGTATTAACTTTAGGAATGCTAACAAATGTTTGTTGATAAAAAAACCAAATTAGAAAGATTAAACATATGTAAAAGTTGTAGTTTCTACCGCAACTTTATGTTACTTAAAAGACCAAAAATAGCAAGGGGGGCAAGGTGTGCAGATTGCAAGTGCTTCCTAGATGCAAAGACATCGTTAACAAAAGAATTTTTTGGTAAATGCCCACAAGGTAAATGGTAAAAAAAATCATATGAATTTTAAAGAAATCGCTGAAAATTACAGCAAAGACAAAAGAAAAATGATGACAGATGCTGTTATCAAAAACCAAAACCACATGAGAAATTTTACAACATATCATAGTGATTCTCTTAATGTTATGTTTGCAGAATGGCACGTTTTATTTCCTGCACAAAAGCAAGATATAAACTGTCGTTCTTGTAGAAAGGCTGTGTGTAAGTTTTGGGAAACTATGGTTGATGAGTGGATAGAAATAGAAAGACCACTTAAAAAAACAACTAAAAAAACGAATGGCTCAAAAAAAGCAAAGACAAAATAAACTTGACGTAGTCAAAGACTTTGTTGAAACTGCTGGAGGTATGTTAGAGAAGAGGTTTGGATTACACCCAACCTGTAAAGACATTGTAAGACATTTTGTAGAGAGAGGTGTAATAGAACCAAAAAGACTGCGTAACTTTATGATTATAGTAGACTTTGACAGGATGCTTGTTACAAACAAGGGTAGCAGAACGCACACTTGGATGGACTTATCTATTAAGTATGACATAAGCGAAAGTCAGGCACAGAACATAGTCTACAAAGAAAGAAAAAAGTCATACCCATCTAATAATATAATAGTATAAAAGTTTTGTAAATAAATAAGGTAAATATATTTTTTTTAAATTATATTTTTGGCACATGACAGAAAAATGGTATAACATTCAGAATAAAGCAGGAAAGACTGCTGACGTATATATCTTTGATGAAATAGGAACTTATGGTGTAACTGCACAAGAGTTTATTAATGACATTAAAGATTTAAAGGACTTGCCAATTAATTTACGCATTAACAGTTTAGGTGGAGATGTGTTTGATGGTATGGCAATGTATAATGTAATCAAAAGGAGAGAGGCTAAAACTACAGTTTATATTGAGGGAATTGCGGCTAGTATTGCTACAATTATTGCTCTTGGTGCAGATGAGGTTGTTATGGCTGAAAATTCTTTGTTTATGATTCATAACGCTTGGGGAGGTGCAATGGGTGAAGCAAAAGATATGAGAAAGACTGCTGCAACTCTTGAAAAAATCTCAGGTGAACTAACAGACATTTATAGAAAAAAGACAGGATTATCTTATGATGCTTTGGCAGAGATGATGGATGAAGAAACTTGGTTAAATGCACAAGAAGCATATGAACTTGGTTTTGTAGACACTATCTCAGATTCTATAAAAGTTGCTGCTAAGTATGATGTTTCTAAATTTAAGAACATCACACAAGAAGAAATACAGAATAAATTAAGTATTAATATAAATAACAAAAAAATGACTAACGAGTTAAAAGAATGGTTTAACAACAAAGTTGAAGAGATTGTTACTGCTGTAAAAGGTGATGTAAAAGTTTCTGCTGATGTTGCTGAACAAACTGCGATAACTGTTAATCTAGGGGATAATGATGAAATTATGAATAAAATTTCAGAATTTGAAACTAATAACATAGAGTTATCAAATAAAATTTCTTTATTGGAGGAGGAATTAGCAACTTCTAAAGGTGCTAACGAAACTTTAACTGAAGAGGTTGAAGCGTTAAACGCTAAAATCAACAAAGCAGATGCTAAGGGTACAAAAATTGAAACTGAAGCAGACCCTGCTGTAGTTGAAAACAAAAAAGAAGATGCTAATGCAGGTTTCTATAATGCAATGGCTGAAAAAATTAGAAATAAATTTAATAACTAAAAAATAAAATAAAAATGGCAAACGTAGCAAATAAAGGTACATTCGCAACATATAGCGGTGCTAACCTAAATGAAATATTTTATGAGCCAGTATTTAGAAGTGAAGATATTATGCGTAACTACAGAGTTTTACCTAATGTAAAACACAAAATGAACGTATTTACTTCTGCTGCTCTAACAAAAATAGTAAATAAATATACAGCGTGTTCTGCATCAAGTGGTTCTACGCAATTTGATATTGACGAGAAAACAATTACAGCAGGTAGAATGAGAGTTGCTCTTGAGCAATGTACTGATGAGTTTTTCGGAACTTACATTGAAGAAATGTATAGAAATGGTGCTGATGTAATGAATCTTGAAGGAACTCAATTAGCAGATGCGATTGTAAATCGTGCTGTAAAAGGTATTTCACAAGATGTTGTAAGATTAGCATGGGGTGGTGATACTGCAAGTGGTAGTGCTGCTTACGATTCAATGGATGGATGGATGAAGTTAATGGGTTCAGGAACTCCATTATCATCAAGAACTGAGTATAGTGCAGTAGCACCTACAGCACCTACAGCAGCAGAATCTCTTGCTTTATTAAGAACTATGTATGATGCTGCACCAGCAGCATTACAACAAGTGCCTGCTGCAGACAAGAAAATATTTGTAACTCCAAAGACTTACAATGCTTACTTAACAAACCTAGAGGGTACTTCTGCTGATTTAGCAATTACTAACCAACAAGATGGTGTATTAGTTGTTAAGTTTAGAGGTGTTGAATTAGTTCCTATGTATGAGTGGGATACTATCTTAGCAGATACTGACCCAGCATTATTTCTAAGAGGTGGTGTTAATGGTACTGAGGGGGCTTGTTACTGTGCAGTAGAGAACTTAATTATAGGTTCTGATGTTACTGACCCAGAAGGTTCTTTCAAAGTTTTCTATGATGACTTAGAAGAAAAAATGTTCTTCAGAGGTTACTTCAAGTTAGGAGTACAATTCTTGTACCCTTCACTTGTTCAATGGGGAATTTTCTACTAAACAACAATGTAATAATAGAGGGGGTGTAAAAACCTCCTCTTAATTACTTTTAAATAACTTATAAAATAATAATAAAATGGCAATAGATAAAGGTATAGGCGTAGATTGTACAGCCCTACAAAGCACAGGAGGGATAAAGCAAATATGCCTCAGAAGTTTTGCTTCTGATGACGATGTAACTTTTAGTAATGCAGCAGGCAAGCATGATGTAACAAAGATTGTTAGTGGTGGTGGTTCAACAGCGAGTTGGTTTGTTTTTGAATTTAAAAATGAAACTGCTGCGTTAACAATAAATGCAACCAAAGAAAATGGCTCAACAGCATTTGAGTGTGGGCTTAATTTTATGATACCACAAATAAACAATTCTAGGATGCATGAATTACAAACAATGCTTAACACTTGTATGATGGCAATAGTTGTAACTACAAATGATGAAAAATTAGTTATAGGCTTAAGTGAAAAATATGCAAACGAAGATGTTCCTTCAAAAAACCAAACTTTCTTAAATTTAGCAAGTATGGAGGGTGGAACAGGTGCTGCGTATTCAGATGAAAATGGTATTACTGTAAACTTAATGGCTAGACAATTTGAACTTCCAAGACAGTATGACCCAGCAAGTGGTGCAGGTCTTGTGATTGATACATCTGCTTTAACAGCAACTACAACATAATAAATAAATATATACTAATAGGTTGATATTTTGTCGTAAAATGTTATAAACATGACCCTATTAATATATTTTTTTTAAAATGTGTGATTGCTCAAATAATATTGTAGATTTATCACACTTAAAAATTTATAAAATTATGGCAGAATATAAAGCAATAAAAAAAGTAACAATTTATCATGGGGCTAATGGTGTTATAAGAACTTCGTCAGCAACACAAGAAGAATTAGCGTATGCTTATGAAGATTTAGGGGCAACTAATGTAATAGAAAAACTATCAACTACAAAGACTAAAGATGAGCCAAAGAAAGCAACCAAAAAGAAAAAGTCAGGTAAAGAATCTTCAGACTCAAAAGAGTAATACTTTTGAATTTGGAGTTTTTAATTTAGCAATACCTGAACATATTGAAGAGCCACAAGACTTATCAAAAGTAAGAACTAAGTTTATACCTTTTGGTACAAACAACTTGTTCCCTCAATACTTAGCAGAACTTAAAAGAAAGTCTAGTACACACAGAAGTGTATTAGCACAAAAATCAGTTTTCACAAGTGGTGCTAAATTTGTAACTAGCAATGAAACTGTTAAAGAATATATCAAAGATGTAAATGCTGATGGAGAATCCTTAAGAGATGTTTTTAAAAAACTAGCAGATGATTATTACACCTTTGGAAATGCCTACTTAGAGGGGGTATTGTATGATGGTGGTTTAAATCTATATCACATAGATGCAACTACTGTTAGAGCATCTAAAAATAAAAAAGAAGTATATGTACACCCAGACTGGGCTAAGTACAATACTATGAAAGATAAACTTTCTATAATACCAATATACCCAAGAGTTAGAAGTAGTAGGTTTGTAATACAATTTAAGGATTACGAGCCAACATTCCAATTCTATGGTTTACCAGATTATGTGGCTGCCTTAGAGCATATTGCAGTAGACTACGAGATTGGTAAATGGAATCACACTAAATTTAAGAATGGTTTTCAGCCATCTGCTATTATTGAGATTAATGGCGATATGGGTGAAGAAGAGGCTAAGAAATTAGTTAGAGAGGCGCAAAAGAAGTTTGTTGGTGATGGCAATAATGGTAAGATAATGTTTATTGTTAAGAATGGTGATGCTTCTCAGGCTAATGTTCAGATTATAAAAGACGACCAAGAGGGTAGTTGGATTGACTTACAACGTATAACAGACCAAAATATTGTAACTGCACACAGATGGCAGCCATCATTAAGTGGTTTGGTTAGTTCAGGTAAAATGAATAATACAGGTAGTGAGATTAGAATTGCTTATGACTTAGCAATGACTACTGTAATTAAAGATACTTCTGATTTACTATTAAATGGTATTAGAACTGTTTTATTTAGAGAGTTAGGATTCTTGCCTGAAGAACTTGTGATACACTATGAGCCACCAATTAGTTTCGCTACTCAAATAGACCCTAAGGCAATTTTAACTATAAACGAGCAAAGAAAAATGTTAGATGAGGACTTGCCAATGTTAGAGGAGGGTAATATGTTTATAACTGATAGAGAGCAAATCATAGTGACAAGAGATGATGATGCAGATGGTGTGGGTGATGATGAAGCAGGGGACTTACAAGTAACTGAAACAAAATAATAACTATGGCAAACGTAAACCAATACAACCCTTTAGTAACAGCAGCAGAAGTTATAAGTAATAGTTTTACTAATGCGAATACTGATACTGCTTTAATATCTAACAATACAATACTTCTTGCTGAATTAGCACACTTAAAAGAGGCTATAGGTAAAAAGTTTTACGAAGAGTTAAAAACACAACATCATGCTGGTACTTTAACAGCAGCAAATCAAACACTAATGGATGATTTTTTAGTTAGATGTTTGTGCTGGTTTGTTAGATTTGAGGTGATTAATGAAGTGCAAAGTAATAGTACAAGTGCTGGTATTGTACACAATATAGACGAATTTGCTACTATTATAGACCCAGCAGAATTAAACGCTTATAAGCAGGACACATACAGAAAGGCTGAAATATATTTAAAAGATATGATAGATTACATAGAAGATGATGACCAGTCTGGTCAATATCCGACATACGAATCTAATAGACCTTGTAATGAAAATGTTTATAAGAATCATGGTATAATAATGTATGACAGTATCTACTCTAGACCAAGAAGAAATTATAATAGTTGGAAAGACTACTGTCCTTGTGATGATTGTTAAAATAAAATAAATGGCGGCAAACGAACATAAAAACTTAAATGATGCCAACAGGCATAATCCAAAAGGCTTTGAAACTGCTCTAAATGACACAGTTTTAAGTAAGGCTCTTGGCTCTGGTGCAACTTCTATAGATGGGGTTATTGAGTGGCAATCTAAAGAATTAATGGGTTGTATAGAATATAAAATGCAAGGTTATATTTCTTCTGCTTTGACTAATTATGCTTATCCAGAGGATATTGCAGACAACAAGTCTCCTTTTCAATGGGATGTAGATTTTGGAAGTACAAGTGCTACAGGTGCTACAATAAACCCTAAGAATATTTTTAGGTCTGGTATGGGTTATGTAATTACTAACTCAACTAATGTTGTGGCAATTAGAGGTTGGATTTCTAGTGATGGGGGTAATGTTGTAACAGTAGCGATTTGCAAGGTTACACCAGCGTCTGGCGTTGCTACAGCCTTAACTCCAGTAGTTATTGATGAGGTTACCGCAACTGGTGGTAGTGATGATAATAAACTTATAGCAGTAAATGAAACAACTATTACCGCAAGTTCTTTATTAGCAGGAGATATTATATTTCCAATGGTCAAAGAAGCAAGTGGTGGTTCTGAGGTGTTTGTTAACTTAACTGTAAAAACTGCTGCTTACTAATGACTACTAAAGAGGAAATTATAGCAATGAAAAAAGATATTAATAGTATCAATAGTAAAATTGATAACTTAGACACAAAATTAGATATGTTAACTGACAAATTGCTAAATCCAGACACAGGAGTTACAGCAAGAGTAAACAGAAACACATCAATGAGAAAGGTTTTAGTAAAAGCAATGTGGGTTATATATACGATAACCATAGGTGCTATAATAAAAATATATACAGAATAAATAATAATAAAAAAATATAAAATAATGAGCAGATACGATACAGATAATACCCTTTTATTTGAAATGTTAGGAAAGGGAGGTGGAACGCAGGTTTTCACAACAGCAGCACAAACAGGAAAAGATTTTTACTGCGTACATTTTCCAGTAGAATCAGCAGTTAGCCATATTGCAACAGGAACAGAGCCAGGTGCAGCGACAGGAATTACAGCACTTCAAACGACTCTACCTGCTGGAACAACATTATTTATCCGAATTACCGAAATAACATTAACGTCAGGAATTGGTATAGGATATACTGAGCATGATGGTGACGCAACTAAATAAAAATTAAAATATGTTAAGTTTAAGACAGGCTTTATCTTTAGATACCATTAGAAATCTAGCATCTTACAAAAACTTATATTCTCTTTCTTTTGATGGGCTTGACGAGGAATTGTCTATACCAAGTGCTGGTATTAGCCCAAACACTTCAGGCGGAAATAGAGGGTGGTCTATTAGTTTTTGGTTAAAAAACGACTCAGGAACTAAAACACAGCAAATAATGTCTATAGACACAGGTTCAGGTAGGGAGTTTAAATGCGTGATGAGGTTTAATGGAAATGTTAAATTTACGCTTATTGGAAATAATAATTCAGGAATTACACAAGATTTAAACATTGATACAGACCTTGCTGATAGCCAATGGCATCATTTTGTTTTTATTTACGATTTAGGAAGTGCCAGCACATCTTTAATTGCTTATGTTGACAATGTTCTTTATAGTCAAGCACAGGGTAACGCTACTTATACGTCTGCTGGAACATGGGCTGCTATATCTAATACAGGGCAGCCATTAAGAGTTGGTTATCAAGGGGGTTCTTATGGTCAAATAAAGTTTGATGAATTATCTGTGTTTGACAATGTGTTAACTGCTGGAAACGTAAGTGCTATATATAATGGTGGAGAAACAGCAGATGTAAGCAGTATTGCATATTTAACTGGGTGGTGGAGAATGGGTGATGGTGCTACATTCCCTACAATACCTGACGCAAGTTCAAATAGTAATAACGGCACAATGACTAATATGGAAAGTGGAGATATAATAACAGATGTTCCTTCATAATAAAATTTAATAATATGAAATATGTAATTTACAATATGGAAGATGCGTCAAGCATAGACTTTTCTAAAGTGGTTGAAACCAGTCTGGATACTTTAAGGGTTTCAGTAGATGGCACTAAAACACTTTTAAAATTTAGGGGTGAAACTCCTGTTTTTTTAAGAGGTTTGCAAGAATATAATTATGCACAAATTTTAGATATAATGCGTTCTGAAGAATGGACTCCAGAACAAGAATAACAAAATAAAAACAATAATAAATGGCAACAACAGTAACAGCAGCAGATTTAACAGTAACAATAACAGAAAGTTATTCTCTAAATGGCGTTGCTTATGGCAACTCTTCAACTAAAACTTACACTAGCAATGGTCAGGTTTTACAAAGAGTAATGAACGTAAGCACAAGTGACCCTGCAATTTTGAATTTTGGTGCAGCAGATGCAGCAGGTCAAGTAAAGGTTGGTGATTACAAATACTTTAGAGTTACTAATTTAGATGATACTAATTTTATTACATTAACGCTTTACAATGGTGCTGACTCTTTCTTTTATAAAGTAGCAGCAGGTGATACATTTGTTTTAATGAACAATGAGATGGATGCTATTGACGCAAGCACAACTTTTGGTGCTTTTGCAGATATTACTCAAATTAAGGCAGATGCAGATACAGCAGCGTGTGATATAGAAATAATTGCAGTAACAGCATAATATGGCTAAAGGAGTAACTTTTAAGTTTAGGGGTAATTCTCGTAAAAAGAGAAAGGGAATACATAGTAAAAACGCTTCTAGGACTAAGGGTGGTAGACAGTATGTCAAGCCTTATAAAGGTCAGGGAAGATAAATATATATAATATGCCTTGCTACGAATGTGAAAATGGTAAATGGAGGTTTGGTGAAACTGGCAACTGTCAGTATGATTCTAAATCAGAGTGTGAAACTGCTAATAAGGATTATTATGCAGAAGAAACTTATAATGACTATCCACAAGCAGCAACTAATAACGCTAAGAGAGCAATAAAGTATAAAGAAGAAAATGGTAGTGACTGTGGAACTAGAGTAGGATGGACTAGAGCAAGACAGTTGGCAAACAGAGAGAGTTTGACTAGAGACACTATTGCTCGTATGGCTTCGTTTAAAAGACACCAACAACATAAAGACGTTCCTTATGATGAAGGGTGTGGAGGCATAATGTGGGATGCTTGGGGAGGAGATGCTGGTGTAAATTGGGCTATAAAAAAATTAGAACAAATAGATAAAAAGAATATGGCAAAGAAAAGAAAATACTATTCTGATGAAGAGCATGACCATCACTTTCACTTTACTCAAGAGATGATGGAAACATTACATCATGATGGTGAGTTAGAAGTAAAAGTTGAAGAGGGAGACCAAGAGATGTTGATTTTATTTACTTACGATGTAGAAAAAACAGAAGAGTATATACCTGAAGAAGAAGAAATAAAAGATGAATTTAAAATGTATTTTGATGAGGTTATGGAAAACCTTAAAAAATCAAAATAATATGAAACTAAAACATTTTAAAAAGTCTGAATTTACTTGTAAGTGTGGTTGTGGTGAAACTGTTATAAGTGATGATTTGCTTTATATGTTAGACAAGGCTAGAGAGTTTGCTAAAAAACCATTTAAAATAAATAGTGGTTATAGATGTAAGAACCACCCAGAAAGTAAAAAAAACCCAACATCATCACACATAAAAGGATTAGCGGTAGACATAGAATGTGAAGATAGCAACACTAGAGCAATAATGATGGATGCTTTAGTTTATGCAGATTTTGAGAGGTTTGGACTACACAAATCTTTTATTCATGTAGACATTGATGTTGTAGACAAAGTAAGTCCAGTAATCTGGCTATATTAAATAGAGTATTAATTTAAAATATATATTATGGAATTTATCACAGAAAATTGGTTGGAATTATTAATTGGCTTAATGGCTTTTGCTAAAGTTGTTACTAATTTAACTCCAACAGAAGCAGACAATAGAATCTTTGGTTGGCTAGATACAATCATAGACGCAATAGTGCCTAACTACAAAAAATAAAATTATGATAAAAAAATGGATTGGCGAGGCACTTATGGCAGGTGGTGTAAAGCCTATAACAGAACTATTAAAAGCAGTAAAAGAATTATTTACAGACACTAAAGGTAAGTGGAGTAGCAAAAGAACCATAAGTGGTGTAATTGTTGTTGCTGCTAGTTTATATATAGAGAAAAATGGTATAGACACAAACTCTTTGATTATGACAGCATTAGGAGTTTTGCCTTTATGTTTTTCTGCTTTTGAAAAAAAATGTGGAGATTGTGCAAGTAATTGCAAAAAATAATTATCTTTACACTTACAAGATGGGGTTGTGCCTATCTTTGTTTTCATTGTTTATAGTTATCAAAGGTGAGATGTTGAAAAGCGTCTCACTTTTGTATTTTATAGGGCTTTATTATGTATAACTTGCACAGCAACTAAAACAAAATAAAATGAAAAAATATGGTAAAAGACTTAGATTATCTCCTGAAGAAGTAGAGATGGTTTATGAAGGTAGAGCAGAAAGCACTACAAATTTAAACGGAAACACAGCATTAGACATACATTTATCAGAAAGAGGCATAGACAAAAATGACGTTGTTTCTGTAAAGCATTGGCAGTCTGCTGATGGTCAGTACAGATTTAGTATAGTAACAAAAGAGGATGTCTCTATAAAAGAAGATGACATACTAAAAAAAGTAGGAAGTTTTATTAGTGAACATTCTCCATACTACAAGCCAATAGTTAGAAAAAACAAAAAAACAAAACACTTATTAGTTATAAACCCAGCAGACATTCACATAGGCAAATATGCTAATGGCGTAGAGACTGGTGGCGAATATGACGTTGAAACTGCCTGTATGCGTGTTTTAGAGGGCTTAGAAGGGCTTATACAAAAGGCGGAGGGGTTTAGTGCAGAAAGGATTTTATTCTGCATAGGCAACGATGTTCTACACATTGACAATGTTTATGGTACTACAACAAAGGGAACACCGCAAGACACAGATGGCAAATGGTGGGAACATTTTGAGGTTGCTTTAGCCTTATATGTAAAATGTGTAGAGATACTTAGAGAGATAGCACCTGTAGACGTTGTACATTGCATGAGTAACCATGACTATCAAAGTGGTTTTCACTTAGCACACGCTTTAAAAAGTTGGTTCAGAAAAGACAAAGAAGTATCTTTTGACATAGGCGTTGCACATAGAAAGTATTATCAGTATGGAACAAATTTAATTGGATTAGAGCATGGTGATGGTGCAAAAATGGATAATCTTCCTTTACTAATGGCACAAGAAAAGCCAAAAATGTGGAGTGAAACTAAATTTAGATATTGGTATTTACATCATTTACATCACAAAGTAAAACATAAATGGAGAGATGCTAAAGATTTTATTGGTGTAACTGTAGAGTATATGCGTTCACCATCTGGCACAGATAGTTGGCATAATCGCAAGGGTTTTACAGGCGTTCCAAAAGCGGTTGAGGGTTTTATTCACGAAAAAAATAGCGGTCAAGTAGCACGTTTAGTGCATTATTTCTAAAAATTTTAACCTAGTAGATAAACATTTTCTAAAAAAATGTTAAAAAAGTTTTGGTGGTTGGTTTCAATTTTATAACTTTGTACCCATTATTAACCAAACTTATAAAAAATGGATACTTATTTACCAGCAAATAGTGTTAACGCAGATATAATACAAGGCTTTTCAGTTGAAGATTATGAGATTAAAAGATTGCGTGAGGCTAATGCAAATTTTAAATTAGAGATTATTGATTTAAAACAAAAACTTAAAAAAATAACAACAATATTATCTAATAAAAACAAATAAAAAATGTTTAGAAAGGTTTCATCATGTTGTGGGTGTAGTTATGAAGATAGTTTTATATCTACTTGTTGTAGAGTAGAGATGTATAAAGACTTGAACTTCTTAAACTATCAGGCAGAAAAATTATACAAAAGAAACGACAGGTGTCCTTCATGTAATAAAACAACTAGAACTAAGGGCTACATATGTAATGAGTGTGGCAATTGGTTTAAAAAACCTAAACTGTATGAGCAAAGTTATAATCATCCTAATTATTAATTTAGCGGTTATACTTTGTGATAGATTATGGGCGTTATTGATAAATAACAATAAACTGAATTATTAATTAAATTATAAAGTACTAATAGAAAGTTTAATCGAAACGCCTCTTTGCTTGTATAGTTTTACAACTAAATTATTAACTAAAAACTAAAAACAATGGGAAAAATGAAACAACAATTTATTAATCAATTAAACAATAACGAAATGAAAAAAAGAACTATGGAACAAAAACTAAGAAAACAACCAGAACCAGTTGTTGAAACAAGAAAGGAGGCACTAAGAAGGCTATACAAAGAAAATGGCTTGACAGAAGAAGATATATACAAAGACAAAAGAGGATTTGTAATTATTACAAGAACAGGTATAGATAAAATTGTATCAAGAAACAATATTACAGTTGCTTATGAGGTTATAACAATGGATTTAGAGAAGTCTACTTGCGTTTTAAGAGCAGCAGCAACCATGAAAGTTGGTAATGATGTAAAAAATGCTATGAGTTTTGGTGAAGCATCTCCAGATAATTTAATGGGTGGAGGTAAAAAGTTTCCTGTCGCTATGGCAGAAAAGAGAGCAATGTCTAGAGTTGTTCTTAAAATTGCTGGCTTCTATGAGCAAGGTGTGTTTGGTCAAGATGAGATTGTTGATTAGTGAATGACGATTGGTTTGATGAGTTGCTTAATGGTGAGCCAACGCCTATTACAGATACGCAATGGCTCATCATTGAGAACAACATTTATAACACATCAATACCAGCAAAACAAATTGAGTCTATAATATCTAGTTTAAATGACTTGACTCAAATAGAAGCAGAAAAAATAATACAAACTATAAACGAAAATAAAATTGAAAGAGATACAAGAAAACAATGGCTCAAAATGCTCAAAGACGGAGTATTTGGAAATAGAAATATTTAATCATTTTTTAAAAGTTTATTCTTATATAATTTGGAGTGGCAAGCATATGCTTGGCGAGGTTGTTGAAGATGGTATAACTCAATTACTAAACAAAAATCAATTAGTAGATTTTTACTACTCTGGAAAAACTAAGTTTAAAATACCCAAATGGAAAATAGAAAAATACATACTAAAAAATGACTAATAAATATTCACTAGACAAAATTAGAAAATCAAGAAATGAGTTTGAGGCTTTGCTAAGAATATATGGCATCTCTAACTTAAGGCTTTGTAAGATTTTAGAAGTTAATTATCTTACAAGTAAAAAGTTTATAGAAACTCCTACTAACATGAGGTTTATACACGCTAAAAGATTAGCAGACTTTATTGGTCTTGAAATACAAGACATAGTAGATACAATAGTGTACGACATAAAATAATAAAACATGAAAAGAAGAAGATTAAAATTTAGTGATTATTATCATGAAATAATAATAAACGAAATAGCAGACATCTATAATGTAGATAAGGATAGGATATTTTTGGGAAGCAGAAAAAGAAACATTATATTTGCTAAAAGACTGTATATATTTACACTAAGGAAAATGTTTGGTTTAACCTTAAAAGATATAGCAGAGGTTACAAATTTACATCATGCTTCAATAATTCACCATTCAAGACAATTTGAATTTGAATACAACAACTATAGAACTAAAAATAAAAATTTTGACAGAGTACAAGATAGGGTTATAGAAGTTGAAATAGATGAAGAAATTATTGGACTAGAACAACAATTAGAAAAAATAAACAAATCATTAACTAAATTATATAAAATAAACAAACAAAAACATGAAAGAGAAAAAAGAGAAAGTCTACTTACCAAGTAGCATTAAAAACATTGAGACAAAGTTTGGAGGTATGATGGTTGCAAACTTTAAAGTTGACGAGTTACAAGCCAACTCAAAGAATGGCTGGGTTTCTATGGTTATAGCAGAAAGAAAAGAGCCTTCTGAAAAAGGTGCAACTCATTATGCTTATGTAAATGACTATGAGCCACAAGAAAAGAAAACTGAAACTGCTGCTAAAAAAGAAACAGTAGAAGATGATTTACCTTTCTAATGATTAAGTGGAAAAATACAACTTACCCTAGCACGTTTATCAAACTTGCTGATGAACTTGCTGGGGTTAGAAGTATGCTATCTGCCAATGTATATAATAAAAACACAGAAAAATACAGGGGCGATAAAGAACACAAAATACAAAGTCTAGGAATATTTGCAGAACTTGTTGCTAGACATATACTTGATAACAATAGAGGTGTTAAATATAAAGCAGCGCCCTTAATAGAAGAAAGACCTGTAGTAGAGGCTGATATTATTATGCAGGGTATTGGTGAGTTAAACTATATTGACGTAAAAGGTGTAAGTAGTGGTGGAAATACACTTAGAGTTAATTATAAAGCCCATAACAACCCTAATAAAAAAGTTACACACTATCTATTCATTCAGCCTTTAAATCCATTACAGGCAAGATTTTGCTGGATGACGTATAAAGATGTAAATAGTTGGGACGTTGTTATGTCTACTTATACTAAATGCTATGAACTAAAAATTGAAAAACACAACTAAAATGAAACAACCAAACTACTACGCTATAATAAGTGCTGAGGTTAGGTATGATAAAAACTTAACCGCTAATGCTAAATTATTGTATGCTGAAATTACTGCATTTTTAAATATGAATGGTGAGTGCTTTGCAACAAACAAATACTTTTCTAAACTTTATGGAAAGAGTATTGTAACTATATCTAAATGGGTTAATGAATTAATTGCAAATGGCTATATATCATCTTATTATACATATAAAGAAGGTACTAAAGAAATTGATAAGAGGTATTTAAGTATTATTAAAGGGGGTATTAAAGAAAACTTTAAGGAGGGTATTAAAGAAAACTTTAAGGATAATAATACAAGTATTAATACTAATACTACGTATAGTAATAAAAAGGGGCGTTTTAAAAAACCAACAGTTATTGATATTACTAATTATTGTTTAGAAAGAAACAACAATATAGATGCGGAAACTTTTTATGATTTTTATGAAAGTAAAGATTGGAAAGTTGGTAAAACTAAAATGAAAGATTGGAAAGCCTGCGTTAGAACTTGGGAGAAAAGACAGGTTAAAAACAATTCTGGAATGAGTAAGATACACTCACATTTACAGAAAAACATAAACGTAAAAGAAAAACTAAAACAACAATTAAACAGATGAAACTAATAAAGACAATGACAAAAGAAGAACTTTTAATGGGCTCTGTAGATTTAGTAAGCAAAACATACATAGAGTTAGGACAAAATAATGTTGAGGAAGATACTATTATGGTAATGGCACAAAGCCTTGCTGACGACCTACTAAAAACATACAAGAATTTTTACTTTGAAGATGCTAAAAATGCTTTTAACTTAGGAGTAAGGAGTCCAATCAACAATGACTTTATACATCTTAATGTTCCTACTTATATGAAATGGCTAAGAAAGCACAAAGATTTAATTTGGGATGCTAGAGCAAAAGTAGAGAGAGGAGAAAATCCAGAAAGAGTTTTACATTACAGACCAGAACCAAAATTATTAAAATGATAGGATGGGTAATAGTAACTGCCATTATTATGTGGCTTATAAGAGAAATTAGAGAATGAAGATATTAACAACTATTTGGGGAATACTTATATTATATTGTATAATAGAAGCATATTTCTGTACTAAATTTGATGACGAATTATAATTTATATATTTGTAAAATGAAATCAATACTTACTATAATATTTTTTTTAATTATTTGCTTTATGTTTGTTAAGCACATATTGTTTGTTGAAGAGAATGATATAGAAGAAAATTTAAAAAACTATAACAACAAGAACAATGACTAAACATAATAAATACTTTTATGAAACTGGTAGGAATGGCTGGACTCCAAGTTCAACTACAGATTCAAAAAAAGAATCTAAAATAAATCCAAAAATGCTTTTAAGTAAAGAAGAATTAAATATACCTAGAAAAAAAAGCAAATACAAATTTGATTGGCATTTAGATAAAGTATCACAAAGTATAGTGAAACTGCTGAAGGAAAAAAATGCAGCATATGGCAACACAGCACTTAACCCAGCAAATATATTTAGTAAATTAGATTCTACAGAAGCAATATGTGCAAGGCTAGATGACAAACTGTCTAGAATAAAAAACAAAGGAATAAATGATAACACTGAAGATACTTTAGATGATATTATAGGTTATTTGCTTCTTTTAAAAATGTCTATGGAAAAATGAAAAAACCAATATTTAGAGTCTTTATCTCTTACGAAATTAAAAATAAGAAAAGAATTACAAGAAGTGTAATTAAGGGGACTTTAGATACATTTGCTTTAACATCAAGCATTAAAGAGATAAAAGAGGATGAAGAGTTTGTAAATAGAATATGTTATGTTAACAAGAAGAAACCAGAAAATGTCAATATTACTATAACAGATGTAGAGATAGAAAATCAGTATGGTGAAACGTCAGACAGGTTCTAAAAAATATAAATTATGCCAAAGATTAGAAAAATAAAAATAGAAGATAGAAAAGATATGAGAGGTGGTGGTTACGCTAGAAGAAAATTCTCTGTAGAAGAAGCAGATGCCATAAGAAAAGAATATAATACCTCAGCACAAAAGATAACTATCTCATCTTTAGCCAGAAAATACAGCGTGTCACAACCATTAATGTACCAACTAATAAAAGGAAAAACTTATACGGATGGGGGTATAGGGGGGCATAGGGGGCGTAGGGGGTCTAACATTATTGGCGGCAAACTATAAATGAAAAAGGAAGCACAAGTACAATCATCTTTCTGTACTTACATAAAGTATACTTACCCTAAAGTAAGGTACTGTGCAAGTCTTGGTGGCATCAGAACATCTATGAAGCAGGCTGTACTTGCTAAAAAAACAGGATACGTCAAAGGCTTTCCTGATATGCAAATACTAAAGGTCAACAGTGAATATGCTGGACTATTTCTAGAAATCAAAGCAGACAAAAAATCATACCCATCTAAAGAACAAAAAGAATGGGTAGCATATCTTAATGAGGCTGGCTACTATGCCAAAGTAGTTAAGGGTCTAGAAGAATGTATGGATGTTCTTGATTGGTACATGAAAATAAAATAATTTTCTTTTTTATTTTTTATTTCTAAAAAAAAATTTCTCGTTGAAACTGCCCTGAAACTGCTGGTGAAACTGCTGGGTCTGCCATAACACGCACACACGCCCCCACACGCCTGTTTCTTATATAAGGCGTTGATACTCAGTTATTTAGAATGAATATAAATTAGCATATTAATTAAATATTTTTAACATTTTGTTGCATAATGTTTAAAAAGTTTGTATTATTGCATTATAATTATTAATCAATAAAAACTAAAAAGATGACTTACAACAGAAAAACAGCAATTGAAGCAATAAAAAGAATTAACAAAAGACAATCTGAAAAAAAAGATGTAGTTTTTCAATCAGCAAAAGAAAAAAGAAGAGAAGAAAGAGAAAGAAAAAAAAGAGAAGAAAGAGAAAGAAAAAAATCAATTAATAACAAAAACTTAAAACAATGACAAAAAACAAATACTTTAATTTTGGATTAACTACTTTGTATGTTCATCTTGATTTAGAATGTAGAATTTTAACAGACCAAAAGTCAACAAAAGAAGAAGAAGAAATATCCTTTAACAATATAAAAGAAATAAAAAAAATAATCAAAAGAAGAAAACAAATTAATAACTAAAAACAATGACAATTAAAAACTATTAAAATGAATTTATACAAAATAACAAACTACAAAACAAAATCATCTCACATTTTAAATGAAGAAGAAAAAAATCAATTCTTTAAAATAAACAAAGACTGGCTTTACAACGTTCAAAACTTAACACTATTAAAAAGACAAAAAAAAGATAATATTCTTTTTAATATTATAGCCGTTTTAATTAGTGTCTTTTTGTATTTGGCACTTTGTGAATTATTAGTAATACTTTAAAATTAAAATTATGAACTATAAAAACTATATTAAGTCAACATATCAAGGACACGAAGACCCCCGCGAATACAAACCAGTTAACAGATTTTGCAACGTTTGCGGCATAAAAGAAGAAAATACTTATTTTATAGAAGATCAAAACATTTGCGAAGAATGCAACGAAGAAGAAAAAGAAAAAATAATTGATAGAGCCTTTTCTAATAAATATAAAAAAAATAAATAACTAACTAAAAACTATAAAAAAATGAACTTACTCACACAAAACGCAAAGATGAAAAAAACATCTTCAGAAAATAACACTAAAATATTTAACTTTAGTATACCAGCATACAAAACAAAAGGCGGAAAAATAACATGTCCATTTGCAAAAGAATGTGTTAAATACTGTTACGCACAGAAGGGAAACTATACACGCTTCCCAAAAATAGGCGAACTAATGGAAGAAAAATATAAAATAACAAAACAAGATAATTTTATATTATTGATAAATGAAGAGATACAAAAAAAGAAGGCAACACACATCCGCATACATGACAGCGGAGACTTTTATAGTGTTAAATATCTACAAAAATGGGTAGATATTGCAACGCAAAATAAAGGCGTTATATTTTACGCATACACTAAAAGCATTAAATTTTTTAAAGATAACAAAGTAAAAGCACCTTCAAATCTAAAAATTATATTTAGTGAAGGCAGCAAAACAGACAGTCTAATTAATACGGCTAAAGATAGACACGCGCGTATATTTAAAAGTGCAGAACTATTAAGGGCGGCTGGATATATAGACGCAAGTAACAACGATTTAAAAGCAATAACAAACAACAAAAAAGTAGGGCTAGTGTATCACTAGAACATAATATTAATTTAAAACATAAACAAATGAAACAAATAAAAAATTTAACTATTAAACGCGCTGAAGATTATTTATTTTACAATTACGGCTATTTAAAGCACGACATCAAAGCACTAGTAAAAACATCTAGACAAATGGCAAAAAAATACAAATGTAGTGCAATAGATATGTTTTTTTTAATAATAGAAAACAGGCCGATTAATAAATTATTAACCCACTCTTATGAATTTAATACTTCAGCGGGTCGGCATATTATAGAAGAATTTAAAAACAGATATTATACTAATTTAAATAAATAAACATGATAACAGACAAAGAACTAATAAAAATAATAATTAAAGAACGTAAACAAATGAAAACAATTGACAGAACACAAGCAAAAGAACTAATTAATAAAAGCAACGGCAGGATATTTTCGGCTACATTTACTAAAAAAGACTTTACAAGTAGATTAATCAATGCGAGGTTAGGCGTAAAGTATGAACGTAAAACAGACAGGAAAAGACCATACGACCCAAGCAAAAAAGATTTAATTGCTGTATTTGATATGATTAAAAAACAGCACAGGACAATTAATTTGCGAACGCTTGACAGCCTAAGTATTAATAAAAATAAATATATCATATCAAGAAAAAAAGAGAATGACTATAGTACATCATTAGACAAAGAAAGTAGCATAGAGTTAACAATAAATAATATAAAAATTGTTATTAAGCATAACGATATAGGATATAGTATCGATACATATATGATTATGCCTTTAGATGATGTTTTAATTCGGGATGAGCAAGTTTTCTTTGATGATTTAGAGGAAGTAATAACAAATGATGTAAAGCAAATTGATAACTAAAAATAAAATTAACTATGAGCCGCGGAAATTTACCTTTGACAAATTACAGTGATACAACGCTTACAATATTATTATTACTGGCGTTAATCTTTGGCGGTTGTTAACATAGCCAAATAACATTATTAAGAGCCTCTTTATTGAGGCTTTTTTTATGCTTAATATCTACATACTATAAGCACATATGACACGCTTAAAACTCTTCTAATTACTTATTACTTTTTATTAAATGGTTATTAATTTAAAATAAATTTGTTATGATATGTTTGCTTTTTCTCTCTTTTTATGCACTTTTACACTAAAAAAAGAGATATTTTTGCAAATAAATGCTTGATTTATAAAGATTTAACAAACTTTGAACAGTTTTTGCAAACTTTTAACAGTTTTTGAGGTGTTTTAGGGGTCAAAGGGGTAAAAAAATATCCGTAAATCGTAAACCATAAAACCTTTTAACCACATCCATGTACACGTTCAAAACCAAAGTTCAATTTTATAAAAGTGTTGTTTTATTTAAACATCTATTTTGGAAGTTTGTAAAGACTTTGCGATATGAGCAATGATGTTTACTATAAGACTTGAGGACACTTATAAGGCTTATATTGTTATATACTTCTTATAAGGGGACGAAGTTAGTGTTTTAAAAATAAAGTTTTGCATAATTTTGTTACAATAGACAATAATGTTAACAATTGGTTGTTCAATTTTATATTATAATAAGGAAAATAGAAAAGAAAGTTTTTTGTATTTTGGCAAACTTATGGGAAAGGAATCAAAAAGGCTAGGGGATGAGGCTCGTAAGAAGCGACCTCAACTTGGTAAGATAGACGAGAATTATAACAATACACCTAAATCTCTACAGCCAAAAAACAATGAAGTAAGGCAAGTAGCAAAGATGACTAGGAAGTCACTAGCATATGCTTTAGAAGGTCAGCCAGTAAAAATTAAAATGGCATTAGATATATTATTTGATGAAGACCCTAGAGCATACATAGATGCTATAGCAAAACTAATGAATTATGCTATACCAAAACTGCAATCAACAGAAATTAAAAAAGACAGCGACACTAAGATTGAGATTAAATTAAATGAAGGGGCAACGCTTGATGATATTAAAAATCAAATTAGAGGTCTGGACGATGCAGAAGATATTGACTACACAGATATAGATGACGAATAAAAAACTTTTAAAGTTTGCTCTTGAAAAGAAACTTTGCGAGATGAGTTTCTATGAGTTTTTCAAACAGGCTTGGCACGTAGTAGAACCAGCAGTACCACTATCTACTAATTGGCATCATAAATATATATGCGATGTATTGCAAGCAGAGTGCGAGAGAATAATAGCACAGAAACCAAAAACAAAAGATATAATTATTAACGTACCCTTTCGTAGTACAAAATCTTTGATAGTAACTGTTATGTTTCCAGTATGGGCTTGGATAAAATCACCAAAACTAAGATTTATCACATCTTCTTATTCTGCAACGCTGTCTATAGAACTATCAACTAAATCAAGAGATATAATATTTAGCGATTGGTTTAAGAAAAGATGGTCTGATGTTTTCTTTATTAAAAAAGACCAAAACCTAAAAGAAAGATATGAGAATAATCATATTGGTATGCGAAGAGCAACATCTGTTGGGGGTACAGTAACTGGACAGGGTGGAGACTTCTTAATTGTTGATGACCCTCTATCACCACAAATGGCAAACTCAGCAACAGAAAGAGATAATGCAAATGAGTGGTATAGGACAACATTTTACTCAAGATTAAATCAAGCAGATATTGGAGTGAGAATAATTATTATGCAAAGAGTACATGAAGAGGACTTGAGTGGATTCTTGTTAGACAAAGAAACAAGACTTGGTTATAAACACATATGCATACCTGCAACAAGTCATGATGGAAATATTAAACCAAAATCATTAGTTCAATTTTATAACAAAGAGAATGGTTTATTTTGGGAAGAAAGATTTAGTCAAAAAGTTTTAGATGATTATAAAAACGCTTTGGGTACTTATGGCTATGCTGGACAACTGCAACAAACACCAACACCCCTAGATAGTGGGATGATACATAGAGATTGGTTTAAGATAGATAGATTTAGAAAAGAACAAGCAACAGTAAACTTTATTATAGACCCAGCGTATACTGCAAATCAAAAAAATGACCCCTCAGCACTACTAGCATATACTTACGTAGAGAACAAGTGGCAAATAGTAGACTGTGTAAATGTTAGAAAAGAGTTTCCAGAACTTGTAAAGTTTATACCAGAGTGGGTAAAAAAGAATGGTTACACAAATAAAAGTAGAATATATGTAGAACCAAAAGCGTCTGGTAAGTCTATAGTGCAAACATTAGTAAGAGAAACTGGACTAAATGTAAAAGAAGATAAGCCGCCAACTAAAGACAAGGTAGCAAGAGTAAGCGATATTAGTGCATCTTTAGAAAGTGGTAGGGTAAGTTTGCTTAGTGGTAAATGGAATGAAGAGTTTTTAGACCAATTAACTAAATTTCCCTCAGCAAAGCATGATGATATGGTAGATTGCTTAGTTATGGCAGTAAATAAGGAGATTTGGGGTAGTGGAACAGGGAAAATCGTTTATTTTAATTAATTTTTCAGTTTGTTTAAAAATTATGAAAAAAATTAGAGTAATGAGTGTAAATTTGTTGAGTTTTGAATAATTATCAAAAAATTATGAAAGATATTGAGATTATTTACCTAAATGACGAGCATGAGCAAATAATAGAGGGTTATTTGAAGACAATTAAAAAATTAATGTATTTTGCTACTGAAAACACAGAAACTGGCAAGTATCAAGACTTTTTAACTATACTAAATTCAATATACCTATACTCTAACAATTTTCACGCTACTATGATAGATAAAAGCAATATCGAGAAGGGGGCTGTAGCAGAATTTTTGTTTTTAATACCAAATATGTTGTTTTATACTTCTATTGGTTTTTTAACTGCACTAAAAGATGGCGAAAACGACTCAGAATTAAAAAACAGTTTAGAGGAGATTGGGTTTAATTGTGAAAACATAACAAGTGAATTGGCAGATGTGTTAATAGACGAAACAGAAAAAAAGCAAATATTAAAAGATATTTTTGACAATCAGTTAACTAATAATTAAAAAATGATACAAATTAAAATTCAAGACAAAGAATATGACGTTCCAACAGAATGGAAAGACATGACTTTAGAATATTGGTGTGGTTTATATGCAATAATCAATAAATACAACAAAAAAGACGAAGAAGGTAATATTATTGAGCCAGAACACTCAGAAGTAGAGTCTTTAAAGTTAAATAGAGATATTTTCATGTATTTAACTGGATTATCTCAAAATGACATGGAACAATTAGATTTAGACAGCGTAAATGCTGCTATTACTGCTTTTTCTGGTGCATTAGAAGAATATAAGCCAAAAGGCATCGATAGATTTGAGTTTGAAGATGAAGTGTACTTTTTTCCAAAAGAATTTTTAAGAAGAAACACTTTTGGTGATTATATTGAGTCTACACACTTAGATAGCACAATAGAAATGATGAAGCATGGCAGATTTGATGTTTTGCCAGAGCAAATGGCAATATTATGCAGAAGAGCAGATGAGGAGTATGACGATGATGTTATCCCCTCCAAAACAGATAAATTCAAAAAATTGACAATGGACATCGTTTGGGAGTTCAGTTTTTTTTTGACAATGCAAAGCGTAAAATTAACAAGGACTTTCCAAATGTTTTTGGGGAAAACAGAAGAGGAGTTGGAACAGGCAAAAACAGAGTTTCTACAATTGGACTCTACAACAAGTTCATAAAACCATATGGATGGCTAAATAGCCTGTATATGGTTGCAGAAAAAAAAGTATTTAAAATGGATGGATTAAATCATGTAGATAGTGTTAAGAAAACTGACTTATATAAGGTTTTAACTTATTTAAGTTGGAATACTGCTAAAAATGACTATGAAGTTGCTGTTCAAGAAAAAATACACAATAAAAACAATATAACACTACAATAATGGCAGTAACAAGATTAACAGACATAATAACAGTATTTGAGAGCAAATGGTCTTATGGAGATGTCAAGTTTGGTTATGAAGGCGAGGTCAACCAAGACCACGACATACAATATCCACTCATGCTCATACAACCACCAGAATCTACTATACCAGTTATTTATGAGGGAAGAGAATTATACTCTTTTGAAATAAATTTTTACAACTTATATTCTCAAGCATCACAATCAGTAGTGACCCTACAACAAAGATGGGATAATTTGCAAGATTTAGCAAATGAGTGGCTAGATTTAGTTTTAAAAAACTATCAAGATGTAACAGTAACAGCATACTTAAATGATGAAAGCATAGAGATAGAAAGAGTAAAAGAAGTGGCTAATGACAGATTAGTTCAAATAAAACTAAACTTTACAATGAGTGGCTTTACAAAATGCTTTAGACCTACATCTAACTTCCCAACAGACTACTCTAGTTTAGTTGGTTGGTTAAGTGCAGATAGCAACGCTACATTTAATATTGCTACTAAAAAATTAAGTGCTTTGGGTGATAGAAGTGGGTATGCTGTTCCTGCAACTTTAATACAAGAAACTGCAAGTAAGCAACCATTAAGGATTGGCTATGATGGGGCTAACGATAAAACTTACTTATCTTTTAATGGAACTTCAGAAACGCTAATTTCTGACAATAGATTACAAGTGATTTCAGACAGTTTTACAATTTTTGAGGTAAGTCAATTTGGTGCTGTTGGAGAGTATGTTTTCCATTATGAACACACTTCTGCGTCAATAATAATTAAAATGCACTCTAGCGTTGCAACAAGGCTGCAAACTTCTTGCACGATTGCTGGCTCACAAACTCTGTCAAATGATATTCTTGTAGATGATGGCATAGTGGGAATACCACATATATGTGCTATCAGAAGAGATGGGGCTTATAGTGGAACACATGATTCTTTTAAAACATCGTTTTATAATAAACACTCACAACAATCAGCAACAGTAACAGCGACTACTTCTACTGGAAGTTTTGATGATGCAAACTTTTATATTGGGAGTAGGCTTGGTGCGGCAAATTTTTTAAGCGGACAATTTAACGAATTAATAATTTATGATAGAGCATTAACAGATGCAGAGATAAATGATGTTGTGGGCTATCTAAATTTAAAATATAAAATATATTAAGATATGGCAGGTGTAAATGGAAGTGTAAAATGGGGTATTGTTCCATTAGAATTTAATAATAGTGATTTGGCTGGTGCTTTTTGGGATAACAGAGACAATTTTTTAAAAAGTGCAAATGAACCTTTAAGATACCAAATAGTATGGTCAAAACCAGGTCTTACAGAAGATTTAGAGCCTTCAGCAGGGTCGTATGTTTCTGCTAGTGCAGAGGGAGACGTAGTATATATTAAATTTAATATTCAAATACTAAAAGGGGATGGTAATTATACAACAATAGCAACTATATGTAAGACTAGAGATATTGTAAATAAAAAATATAATGATGAAACTGCTGCTTTTAACCATAGATTTACAATAGACATACATCAAATAGTTTCAGACCAACTATCATACAGTCTATGCCCAATAGGTAAGGGAACATGGCAAAGCACTAAATATGGTGGAATGAATGGGGGTGCTATAATGCAAGATAATGTTTTGTCAAACACACAGTCTACAGGTGGTCAACCAATAAGTAATTTTAATGTTTCGTTAAACGGGACATATAGAAGGGTAAGGGTTAAGGCAATCCCATATGTCATAAATGCTTCAGGACAAATAGTTGAGGTTACTGTTGCTACAGACATAAAAACTTCATATAATGTTTCATATATTAATTCTGTAAATCAATTTGAACAAGACAAACTATATCTATACGATTATATAATGCAAGATAGTTCGTCAAGTTCAACATATAACGCATACAAGTTCTTGTCAAGATATGAAAACAGTTCTACCGACTCTTCTGTGCCTGCAAAAAAACCAATTAGAATAGATGAGGAGGCTGAATATTTAAACTTTTATATCAAAGAGGCAGATTCAGATAACATAGGGGGGACTGGCAATGATAGCGTAAGAGCAATGGGTATGTATGTAGAAACGTTTACTGCTGGTGGTAGTACAGAAAATCAGTTTTATGTGCGTGACTTTGAAGATAATTTAATTGTGGTAGATGCTAGTGATGATTATTTTGCAACAAACCAAGATGGTATGTTTACTCAAAACATATCTCCAGAATATATAAATAATGGGGCTAGTTTAAAAACTTATGATTCTAGTGGTACTGGTGCTATTGCTGACCATTGGTCTGCGTATGGTACAAGCACTCCAATAACATCATCAACAGTTTACTACAGAGTTAGCCTCAGAAGGTTTTCGCTTGATGATACAGCGCTCTATAGAAGAACATCTGAATATAGATATTATTCTATAGATAGGGAAGATGCAAAAATACCTTATGGATTTGTAAGATTTCATTGGCTTAATGATTTAGGTGCTACAGATAGTTATACTTGCAAGAGAAATATTGCAGAGGGCTATTCTATAGGTAAGGGCATAATAGAAAGAAATAGCACAGATAGAACGTGGTATCAAAGCAACAAAGATAGAACAGGCACTTCAAATGCTCATTCATCTAGCACTATTACAGACAACACTCGTTATCATTCAGACACAATGAGAGGTGGTGATATATATAAGGGAGGTAGAGAAGTGTTAAATGTAAATGCAGAAAAAACTCAAAGTGTTTATACAGAGCCTTTAAATGATACTGATTCTAAGTGGCTGTCAAAAATGATGTTGTCTCCTAACGTATGGATAGAAATGGATACCGATGCTACAAGTCAGGGAAAAGAAAGAAACCCTTACCTAAGACCATCAACAAAAGAATATATACCAGTAATAATAACAAATAGCGATGTTGAAACTGTAAATCAAGAAATAGGTTTGGTTAGTTTTAACATAGAATACACGTTGTCTCATAAAGTTATAACACAAAGAAATTAAAATATGGCTGTAAAGATAGAAGTTTTAGATTATACTTTTGGACAGGTTAGAGGGAATGAAATGATTTCTAATAGTGAGTTTAGCACCTCAACTGATTGGACTACTGGTGGTAGTTGGACTATATCAGGGGGAAAGGCAAGTCATGGCACTAATCAGAGTGCTTTTGACTACTTACAATATACAAATATTACTTTTGAGCAGGGTAAAACATACCAGATAAAAATGCCAATCGTTAATGTAACACAAGGAAGTATAATTCTAGCAAATCACTTAGCAGGTAACGCTAATGGATTTAATAATAGTCAAACTGGTAACAATTTTATAACATATCAATGGGTTCAGGGGTCGCAAAATACAGATAAATTAAGTATTGCCTGTCAAAACGATTGGGATGGTGAGATAGACTACATACACGTATCAGAAATTAGTGGCATTGATTGGAAAAATAGTATTGTAGGTAGTTTAGATGTAACCGACCACACAGACTTTCCTCTAGCATTAACCTTTCAAATCTCTGACATAAGAGATATAACTGCTACTACTGGTGATTACAGCAAAACATTTAAAATACCTGCAACAAAAAACAACAATAACATATTTCAACACATATACGACCCTAAGACAACTGATTTACCTAACTATAATGATGACCTTGATTATATATTAACTCAAAAAAAATCTGCAACTAGAGAGATGCCATGTAGAATACTTGTTAATGATTTTTATTCGCTAGTAGGTAGTTTAAGAGTAAAGGGTGTTGGGGCTTATGGTAAAACACCAAATTATTATGACTGTGTTTTTTTTGGTAACAATTTAGGATGGTCTAAATCAATATCAAATGCCTTTCTTAAAGACCTTGACTGGGGAAGTACCTATGAAGATTTAGAGTACAATAAAACTAAAATTATGGCTACTTGGCAATACGAAGATTGTGATGCGGCTACAAATGCGTCAGCACCTGCGATGGTTTACCCTATAGTTTCTTATGGTAACTATAATATAGGTGGCGAGGATAAAACAATACAATTGTTTGACACCAGAAATGACTTTTATATGAGAGGTGGTAACAATTTTGGTTCGTCAAGTTATGCTGGGTATAATAACAATGGAGACCTTTTTGGCACTTTACCTCAATCAGATTGGCGACCAGCAATATTTGTAAAAACAACTTTAGAGAAAATATTTCATGAACAAGGATATAGTATATCTTCAGACTTTATGAATCAGTCTATGTTTAAAAAATTAGTTTGGCTGCTACCAAACTTTAAAAGAAACAACGAAAGTAGTGATGCTTTATACCGAGAAAATTCTTTTGAATCAACACTTACTAATGGAGTGACAAGTACAACAAATAGTATCTCCAGTAGTGCAAGTAATCCAGCAGGGACTACAAATTCTGCTGGAGTTCCTTTTGAAGTGCAGATTTCAGAAAACAATATAGGTAAGTTTTTTGCTTCTACTATTAAGAAAAGCGAAGGCACATTGCATTTAACAGGCTCTAGTAGGCAGGTGGTTGATTTAAGCACAAGTAATCTTACCATAAGTTTAGAGGCAAGTACATCTTTAGATGCAAGTACAGATGAAATAACTATTGGAGAGTATGGCTACTACACTATTCAACTGACAGGTATTATGAGCAGGGTCGCAAGGGCATTTCGTGGGTCAGGTCTAGCCGCTAAAGATGTGCATGAAACAAAGTCAGCAATAAACCTAGAAGTTAAAACAGTAGGACAATCATCGTGGAATATTTTAGAATCTTCAGAACAAACACATCATCCAACAAATATTAGTAATGGGGCAAGCGTTAATGAAAATAAGCCTTCAGGGTCTGGTTTTAAATCTCACTATGATATAGAAGTTGGTAGCGATGGAAGTGAATTGTTTTTAAATAAAGGTGATAAAATTAGATTAACTTTTGGGGCTCAGATAACTGATGCCTCAGCACCTGATACTCTGCCATTTGGATTGTATCATTTTTTTGCTGCAAAATCATCTAGTTTGTTTCAGATACGTCTAGCCCCTAAGTTGGTTGCATTTGGTCAGCCTTATAATTTAAAAGATGTGATTGAGCCTGAACATAAACAAATAGATTTTGTTAGAGGAGTTGCTCACGCTTTTAATCTTAAAATTTCTACTGACCAATTAAATAAAGTTGTTACAATAGAACCTTTTAATGATTTTTACAAAAAATATGGAGAGGCTTTAGATTGGACAGCAAAGTTGGATAGAAGCAAGCAAATAAATGATAAATTTATTAAAAACAACATAAAAAGAAATGTTGTTTACAAATATAAAAGTGATTCAAAAGATGCACAGGTTAAACATAGAGGGTTAGCATACTTTAAGGGGGTTGAAGATGAATACCCATACATAGAAGAACTGCCTTCTGAGTTTGAAAGAGGAGACAGTATTTTTGAGAACCCATTTTTTGCAGGTACTTATAATGGAAGAGATTTTGACACGCAAGGCACATATTCTAGTGACCCTCATTATTCTGGTTGCTTATGGGAGGTTCAAAGCAGCGATGCTTCTAGTAGAGATAGTGTTCCAAAAGGATTTGATTTCCAACCAAGACTTTTGTATTGGAATAAATACTCTCCAACTTTAACTGACGCACAAACTGCAAGCACAAAATTTGTTGACGTACAAACATGGGCTAATGGAAATCTTGACTTAATTCAAGGCTCAACTTTTGCGGCAGCCAATCCACCGCCATCATCTAGTTCTATTGGTGCACCTTATTATTTAGGTGGCGTTTATCCACAAGCAACATCTATTGACAGGTTTAGCACTAGCAGTCCTGTTTTATCATATGGTAATGTGTGGCGAAAGAATTATGACCCTGCTACTGATACTTATGGGTCTCCAGAGGCAGGAAAAGGTCTTTATGAGACTTATTATAAAAATATGTTTCAAATGATGGTGTTAAACCCTAGAGTTCGGACTGCTTATATTGATTTAAAGATTTCAGATATAGTAAATTTAGATTTTAGAAAATTAGTATATATAGATGGTGTTTATTGGAGAATAAACAGAGTTATAGATTATTTTCCAAACGACAACAAAACTACAAAAGTAGAATTAGTTCAATGGCTAGAATTAGGTGCATTTGCAGCATCAACACCTGCATTGGGTACTGGTAATGGTGCTACACCAAGTAACTGGGGGGTTTCTATTTATGATTATAACGATAATGGAGTCGGTGAGATTGGCACATTGTCAGCAGAATAGTAAAATATAATAAAAATTATGACAGTAAATATAACTTCAAGAGGTACAGCAAACATGAGTGGACTAGAGGTTTTTAGTTCAATAGACAACTATAATGGTGAGTATGTTAACTGGGGTGATGCGTTTTCTTATGTAAATCAACTAACTTCAGACCCAGACCATACAGTAGGCTCTTCAGCAGACGACCCACATATAGATGCTTTAGTCAATGCACCACAAACCTCAGCAGGTCAATGGATGCGTTATCATACAGATTTAGGAGGGTCTTATAGTGGAACTACAGCACCAACAAGTGCACATGGACTTTTTACTTTTAATGGTCAAATGGGAGAGATTTATCCTTCTTATAGTGGGGCTTATCAAATGATGTCTTTAGACGCTGGAACTGAATATGAAATTAGGGTTTTAACATCAATACATACAGGCACAGGTAGTTTATATGTAAATGTCTACTCACCAAAATCAGATACATTTGATTTAATCTCTACTAAAACTATAACATACCCTGTTACAAGAACTAGCACAGCGTTAATAACATCTACTTTTACTGCTGTAACTGCTAATGATATTCTTGTCTTGTATTTTACAACAAGCGAAACCTCAGCACAAACAGCAAGTATTTGCAATGTAACTGTACAGCATAAAGAAAATTTTCTTGCACCAATATATGCAGAAGATAAAAGTGGTAATGCACACAAAGTTTTAAGAAGAAGTTTTGGTAACGAAGCACTAAACACATAATGAAAGCATTTAAACATACGAATAGAACACTACATAGTGTTGGTGATATGCTAAGAAAGGGATTGCAAGATGAGTTAAAGTTTCAAAAGCATAACGCTACAGGTAGACTAAGTAGAGGATTAAAATTTAACATCATAAAAAAAGATGTAAGTATTTTAAATGTAACATCATCTGTGGCGTATTGGAAGGCTGTAAACAATCCTGCATTTGCTAAAATACCAAATCTTAACACAATACAAAGATGGATGGGGCAAAGAAACATTAAGGGAGGTATGAGGGTTGCTTTAAGAATTTTAAGCAGACTTTCTGGGGGTAATTACAAATTAGGAGGTAAGGCAAATTATGGTAATAGAAGTTATCCAAAAAACAACAT